CACGATTTTCCCGGATGGCCGCTAAGTAAGCGCGTTTTTCAACGTCCGGCTTTGTCAGCACATGCCGAGCCTCGCACTCGAACCGCCAGCACTCGCAGGATGAGCAGACGATGCGACCGTCTCGCAGTGTGACCGGCGAGGTTTCAATCAAGTTGCAGCCTAGGCAGTCCATTGCTTTCCAAACAAAACTACGTGGCAAGAATGATGCAAAGTTCTGTCAAGCATTTCGCCTACTCGTCTAACAACGTATTTTGTCCCGGATGGAGTTTTACGTTTGATTTGCATCATTATGAATTCTTCGTTTGAGCGTATCAGTAGAAACTTGTGCCCGACTGGTACATGCCTCACGCATACCTGCGAGTTTGTTTTGCACTTGTCTCGATATTCGCGCCAGTCTGTAAGCCGCCAAGTGTGCGTGTCATTTTTCACTCTGCACCGCCAATGATTCGCCAACCGCTGCCAGAGCAGCTATCAAATGCGCTAACTGTGTGCGACCGATGTTTGGGATTTTCAGAATCTCTTTTTCGGTGTAAGCGCAGATGTCTGCAATCGTGTACAAATCCTCTGACAGCAAAGCGTAGTGCAGCCTCGTGGATAGCTTCAGCGTTCGCATGTCGCTGTTGTTTCGTTTTTCGTTCAGCGCAGCAAGATCAATGCGTTTCTGTCTTTCAGTCATCATAAATTCCGCACAATGCCACGCGCTAGTTGCAACATCCGGATAGTCGGGCCAGGAGTTGGATGTGCGCTGTAAAAGTGCAGCCATCGCCGCGAGCGCGAATTGGTCTTTCAAGTCGATCATCTGATAATCCTTGTTTTGTATTCGCACCAATCGCGCACTGTCCACATCGACACATCATAGAACGCTGCAATGATGCTGTATGACCTGCCAAACCGCTGGCGCTGGTGACGAGCTTCCTGCACGATCCTGAATGATATTTTGGCCTTGTGGTGCATCATGTTTTTCTGCCAGTGACATATAGTGCCTCGTCGATTTTCAGCGCCCCGTTCGTGAGCCGGTCGATGCGCCACGCCTGTTTTTGCGGAATCACTGTTTTCCACGCCTGCACAGCCTGCGTTGATAGCCCAAGCGCCTCCGCAGTCGCTCGTTTCCCACCGAAATGCGTTAGAACGTCGTTAGTTTTCATACGTAACCCTTTGATTTCATTAAGAAATAAATATATCTTTAAATAGTTGTAAATAAATGTTGCAAACGCCAGTGCACGCATTATAATACTTTACATCAGAGCTTGTAAACAAACCACCAACCGGAGAAACAAAATGGACACTTCCAAAAAAATCACTCTTGCAACCTTCAAATCTTTTGTCAAAAAAAATCGCGACCAATTGCTGATAAACGTTAGCAGATCATTTGACGGAATGACCGATTGTGTTCAATCGACAAACGACAGTGGTTTTTCTACAGCGCTAAATTCCAACACGCCGTTTAACAACAACCTTGGTATTCATGGCGTATGGCTTGTTTTTGGTTCGCGTGATTATTTTTACCACAGTAACGAAAACGGATTAACCGGAATCAAAGTATCAAATTGCTGCGGTTCATTCACGATTGCTATCCGCGCCTGATTCTCCTGCCCCTGCCAAGCGGGGGTTTCGGAATACGCCGCCAGAGCGCGTCTGGCAAATACTTGGAGATAGAAATGAAAATCAAAATTGTAGAAGCAAACCGCCGCGCCATCAACATCCTGCTTGGAGAAATCAACGGCAAATCGTTGTCGCATACAGCGAACGACAAGCATGTGTTTGAGCTTGCCGAACTCATGGAAATGAAACTAGAAAAATTTAACATTGCCAAAAAGGATCGCGCCGGTGCTCGGGCTTCCTCCATGTCCGGTGGTGATGTCCCAAACGCTTACAAATACAGCCGAATCGTCAACACCTACACGATTGAGCGCAAATCGTCTGACTGGTTTTTGATTGACGCGCAACGCACTGAAGTTTGGGGCAACGCAAGCAAAGACCGGCTTAGTCTTACGGTCGCCCAGCGGGACATAGCGGTGTTGAAATTCACAGCGCAGTTTTCGGTGCAACCTGTTGTTGAACTTGCTGTAGCGGCGTAAGACTTGCACCCGACTTATAAAAAAAGGAGAACGAAAATGCAATTATCAGATGCAATTGAACACGGCTTAGCAACTCTTAAGTGGAACGCACCACCTGATGGCTGGCAATGGTGCGACTACGGCGCGGTGTGCGCTTGGGTTGATCCTGAAGTTGTGGATTTAATTGAAGGTCGAATCGAATGGGAGAAAGCATGACCGCCGAACGCTGCATGTGCGGTGCCACCGACTGCCCGCGTTGCTACCCCGGCCAACCTGCCAAGCCCACGGCTCGGCATTACGAGGTGGCGCTGGAAGGCGTGGTGGAAACCGTAATGGACTGCGGAATGTGGCCGCAACCGGTCAAAGGCAAATTCAAAAAATCAGAGTTTGATCTTTACGATTTCCTGCTGGAAGAACGCGACCCTAGTTACTTCCTTGAAATGTATATCGGCTGCGTTACTGGAAGCGATGTATCAGACCGCATCCAGCGCGAGCAGGGAACAATAAAAGAAATGCTTAAAAAGCACTTTAAAGACTCGGATATTGTGGCAGACCTTGCCGCTGAATACGCGGAGGAAGAATGAGTTTTCTTGAAATCGTTGAGGCTGTTGCCGGGACTATTTTGGCAGCAGCGGGACTGTGGATTTTCTTTTTTTTCTTGTTTTCACTTTGAGGATTGTATGAATAAATCAGCAAGTATTGCAGGACTGGCAGCAGCACTGGCTCAAGCGCAGGGCGTGATGAAAGGCGCACTTAAAGACTCTGCAAACCCGTTTTTCAAGAGCCGCTACGCCGACCTTGCCAGCGTTGTAGAAGCCATCCGCGCAGCGTTTAGTGCTAACGGTTTGAGTTATATCCAGACAGTTGAACCGTCAGACAAAGACGAGGTGCGCGTTGAAACCACGATCCTGCACTCATCCGGCGAGTGGATTTCTTGCGGTATCCTGTCTCTGCCGGTAAGCAAGATTGACGCGCAGGGCTACGGATCGGCACTTACCTACGCGCGTCGCTACAGCCTGTCTGCCGCGGTTGGAGTGGCACCTGAGGACGACGATGGCAACGCAGCCAGCGCCGCAAAACCCAAGCCGACGATGGATTGCACAGACCACATTTCAGCATTCCACGCTGCCGCCACGCTTGATGATCTTCAAACAGCCTTCAAAACGGCCTACAAAGCGGCTCAGGGCGCGCAGGATTCTATGGCAATGGCAACACTCACAAACAGTAAAAACAAGCGCAAAGCTGAACTGGCGGTGGCATGAAAGTCATTGATGCGGTTCAAGGAACTCCGGCATGGCTCGCAGCTCGTGCCGGCCGGGTTACGGCAAGCATGATTTCGGCGGTGTTGATGAAGCCGGAAACGGCGGGGTTTAGAGACTACCAGGCACAGTTGGTCGCAGAAATCTTGACAGGCAAGCCGCAGGGGTCGGACTATACAAATGTCCACATGCAGTTTGGCACCGAGACAGAGCCGCTCGCCAGAAGCGCCTACGAAGCCGAAACAGGGTTTAGTGTTGATGAGGTGGGGTTATGTATCCATCCGACCATCGAACGCGCTGGTGCCTCACCTGACGGTTTGGTAGGCAATTCGGGGCTGGTAGAGATCAAGTGCCCGAAGGTGGCAACGCATCTGGCTTACTTGATTGCCGGAGTAGTCCCGTCAGGCTATCGCAACCAGATGATGTGGCAAATGGCGGTAACCGGCAGGGACTGGTGCGATTTCGTCAGCTTCCGCCCTGACCTTCCTGAACATTTACAATTGTTCGTTGTTCGTTTCAAACGCGATTCAGCGCGTATTCTTGAACTGGAAACTGCGGTCGTCGCCTTTTTGGACACTGTGGACAAAATGTTATCTCAACTCAAAAAGGTTAAATAATGCACATTTCCATCGTTTGGCACGACCGTAGTTTCAACATCAATTTGCATTCGTCGGAAGGCAAGGATGCGTTCCTAGAATTGAAGGGTTGCAGGATTCAGCAGTCGCAGAAAGGGGAGTTTATCTCTATGCCAAGCACTAAGAATGCGGCGACGGGCAAATACTGGAACCACGCCTACATCAATGCTGCGTTCCAGGTGAAAGTTTTGGAATTGGCAAAGGCATCGCAGCCGGTAGAAGCAAAAAAAGAGCTTAAAACCTTTGCTGATATTGACGACGAAATAGCATTCTAAAATGAAAGAATTCT